TAACACCAGACTCTTCAACGAGAGCTGAGATCTGTATCGGGCTGGATGTGGTCTTGAGTCCTTTAGGAGCGGCCATATTTCTCTTGGGGGGCTCGACGGTGTATAAAGTAAACCTAGTTTACCCATGCACCTCACTTATATCTTCGCGAGTGTAACGAGCCATTCTTCATTACCTCCGCCCCCACCCTCCTCCTAGTATTTACCCCCCTTATTATTATTCTAGTATCCTTTTTACACTGTTTTAGTTTCAGTTTACTTTCAGTTTTGGGTGATGCGTGCGCATAAACTTATATCTAAACGGCTTTTAGAGGTAAATATGCGACCTATCAATGTCACATTATGCAGCACTACTTGGGAACTTGCCAAACAAAAGGCAAACTTTAGCGGTTGGGTGCGACGTAAGTTATCAGAAGAGGTTCAGAACTCTGACATTAAGTATGAATATATTTGTGAGAAGTGCATTAAAATGACATTAAGAGGGCCTTCACATGTTCAAGGGATCTTAGCATACATTAGTTGTTTGGAATGTGGTGGAATTGCATGGAGAGACGGGGTGGTTAGATGAAGTGTTTTGATTGTGGATCTAATTGTCTGACTGTTTATTGTATTGATACAGCTACAATGGGGAAGTCGTACCGTTGGGTTGTGTCTCCTAACGCCCTGGACTCGATCATCATGGTCAGGAAGGACTGTATGAATTGCGAATGGCATTCACACCCCACTAGAATACCAGAGGCGATGGAATGATTACCTGGTTTTGTAAATGGTGGTTAGCCATAGAATTGTGCAATCAATACATGAAAGGCTGGGAACATGGTGTAGATCAACACCGTGAGGAACCAGAAACTTGTAATCATTATAGGACATTAAACTATTGGGGTGATGAAGAATGAGTGAAATGGCTAAACCTTGTCCTAAATGTAACCAGTATTATCCAGGGGATTGTTTTCATAGCGGTTGTAAATGGGATTTGTGCCTTTGCGATGGTTGCAAGATACATTTTAACATCGAGTTCGATGAGGATTAGAGTTTTCGATTTGTCTTAGCTAGTTTGTGCGCTGCTCGAACTGCTAATTTGAAACCATTCTTCTTCCAGGAGCCGTTCTTGAGCTTGAACTTAGGTGCAACTTTCTTGAATGCCTTACCATATCTCTTCGATGCTGCTGAGACTTTGCGTTTCTTCGGCATTCGATCAGCCAGGGATTCACCTTCAGATTCGCGTTCTGATCCAATCAATGATTTCAGCGCTTCGTATTCTTCTAGTGTTAATGTTACAGATGCCATATTATCTCTTCCTGGTTAATGATGCAGCCGTAATACCAACCGCGATTGCTTCGGCTTTCGTTACTAATTGAGGTCTGAATAAAATATTGATTGGATTTGAAGCTACTCTCAATGCTTTAGCAACTAGAATTCCATCTGATCTCTTGCTGCAACCCATAGAATTAGAACAACTTCGATCATGTTGACGGCAAGCACAATCTAATGCGTCGTCGCACGGAGCAGTAAAATCAACACCAGGAGCATTAGCCGGTTGCTTTTTGCCCTGTGTCCAATTAGGGCCGCACCATTGACCATGTATTCTAACCATGAGGCATCAACCTCATGCACTTAGCAATTCTGATTGTACTAGAGCTGCATAAACTGCTGCACCTGCTGATGCTCGATATCCATAAACTCGAACACGAGCACTCTTTGAAAGAAGGTTATCAATTCCTTGCACGTTAAGGAACATATTGTTAGTTGCAACGATCGCTAGATAATCTTCACTGATTGCTGCAAACTGTGGGTCTTCGCGGTCAAATGTAACAGCGGCAACACCAGCAGTAGCTGCGGCGTCTTGGTGGCAAATTATTTGTCTTGCAGCAGAACCAACAACGTTAGCATCATTAATGCCTCCAACGGTTTGGCGGTTAGTGGTTGAAAGAGAAGCCAGGGTTTGGCGATTCTGTGTTCCAGGAGCAGCAGCAGAGAAAAGTAAATCTGGTGATTCAACATCGATGTTTATTTGAGTGATCACGAATACTTCATTGTCAAGCACATTTAATGTGAGTGGAATTTCTTCAGTAGTGAAGGTATTAACACCAGACTCTTCAACGAGAGCTGAGATCTGTATCGGGCTGGATGTGGTCTTGAGTCCTTTAGGAGCGGCCATATTTCTCTTGGGGGGCTCGACGGTGTATAAAGTAAACCTAGTTTACCCATGCACCTCACTTATATCTT